TTGGTTTCTTTGCAGCCGTAGTCAACTACGGACTCACAGGATGGATCACACCAGGTCTATTCTAAAATGAAACTTAACACACAATTCACAATTACTAAAGAGGAAAAACTCATGACTCCAGAAGCAGAAAGATTTAATGGATGGGCAGCAATGCTTGGATTCGTAGCAGCAGTTGGTGCTTATGCTACAACAGGAAACATCATTCCAGGTATATTCTAATGAAAACTATTGAAAAAGAAAAAGTAGTTGCTGAGAAACTTAATGGCAGACTTGCTATGCTTGGCATCATTGCTGGATTAGGTGCTTACCTAACAACTGGACAAATCATACCAGGTTTTGTATAATGGGCAGAATTAAAAGACAACCAGTTCCTTTTAAATATGTACCTTACATTTTCATGGTGGCAGTGGTCTCTTCCGCTTTCACCAGTGTGATGGTATAATTTTTTTTCCTCATAAAACTTTACAAAACTAAATACTTATTCATATCCTTTTACAAACACATCTAAATGAGTGATCTCTATCAAGTTGCAGAATCATTTCCAATATGGAAAGCAATACTTTGGTGTTTCTATCCCATATCTGCTCTAGTCTTTATTGAACTACTTCTTAGATCAATCAATGACAATGATGACGATGACTTTGGTGGTGGTAAAGGAGCACTGGTTGGAGACATGCAACCTGCATATGCACCATCAGGTGCTTGACAGGAGAGTAGAAATACCTATATAATATATACTAAGTATTTTTACCTAATATGTACCAAACACTTTTCATCTCTGGTATTGCAGCATACCTTTTCTTCAGTGATACTGTATTGCAATACGTTTATACTTAAAATTTATAGCTGAGGAGCACAAGCTTAAATGACTCAAATTATTTCACACCTTATAAATATTCCAGTAGAACATCATGGTCTGTTGGAATTTGCTTTTTTTATAGGAGTAGGAACAGCAGCAGGCATAGCAGGAGTTGTATGATCCTATTTTCTTTTATTATTTCATTATTTGCAAATCACTTACCAGTGATGTATGTTCAAGTGCCTCAGTGGGCAGATGATTGGGCAGTATGTGCAGTAGATATACCTGATGCTAAGTGTCATTGGTATGTCATGGCTCCTGATAATACATTTGGTGAAGGATTCTCATGGGAAGATGCACCATGGTTTGATGCTAATGGATTAAATGATGTAGCACCAATGGAAGCAAAGACTGTTGTAGAGAGATTACAAGAGCAAGAAGGTTAATATATGTTGAAATCGCTATATAGGGTAGATAAACTAATATTATGGCAGAAGCAGTAAAAAAAGAAGAGAAGAAAAAGGAAGAACCCAAGAAGCAAGGTTTCTTTTCTAAACTAAAAGATGCAGCAGAAGATAAAGAAGAACAGATGATGATTCTCTCTACTTTTGTGAGACTTGGAATTTTGGTTTGGAGTGGTGCAATATTAACATTAGCATATGTTGAGTTGCCATCAGCTCTCAAGATGCCTAAACAGGATCTGGATCCAACTTTCATCGCTTCAGTATTTACAGGCGTACTCGCAACTTTCGGTGTGCAGACATCTAAGAAGGGTGCACAAGGTGGTGGTAGTTCTGGTGGTGGAGTATCAAAAGCAGATATGGAGAAGTTGATTGCAGCAGCATCACAAACTGCACCAGCACAAACTATTCGTATTGAACAAGCACCTGTTAAAATTACCCCTGATACAAAATGAATAAGTGGATTGGAATTAGTTTAGGATCACTATTAGGCATAACTCATATAGGTATGATAGGTCTAATTGCTACTAATAAGAATACTAAATTACCATCACTAGATATTCCTGTAGGAGACTACACATCCTATGTTGTCTCAGCAGATAAAGATGGATATAAGATCAGTTATAGTGCTAATGATCCCAAGACAGCATTCATTACTAAGGACATCAAAGAGAAGGGTGGTTTCTTAGGACTAGCAAATGAAACAACTAAGGTTACTGAAGAATACTTTATGGATGGTCAGATCAACCAAGGTGGTCCAGTTTCTAACCATAGATCTTGGATAGACTCACCATCTGGTTTAACTCAGGAAGAGGCAGCAAGGATAACTGAAATAAGAAAAAGTGAAGCCTGTATCAAAGCAATTGGAAGTGCAGAAGGAACTGGGAGACTGGTTGGGACTAGTGTTGGTGCTGCTGCTGCTCCTACTGTTTCCTCTATTCCCTTTGTTGGTTGGGTTATGGCTGGTTGGGTAGCCATGTTTGGTGGTGATCAAGGTGCAAACATTGGTGGTAATATGGCAGAAGATCTTAACAAAAATTGTTAGGTTTAGATAAATAAAGATAAAGACGTAAAATAAATGGCCATAAATCCAGCCCTAAGACAGGTATCAAATAGGAACTTTTTGTCTCCTGTTGGTTTTAAATTAAAAATCAATAAGTGTCCAAAGGTAGATTTCCTTGCAACACAGGCCAATTTGCCAGGCATCACACTCGGAACTGCGGTTCAATCTAACCCATATAAAGATCTTGATGTTCCAGGCGACAAACTTGTATATGATGATTTCCGTGTCTCATTTGTTGTAGATGAAGAGATGGAAAACTACAAACAAATATACAAGTGGATGATAGGTTTAGGATATCCAAATAGTCAAAGAGATTTTACGGATATGAGGTTAGAAGATGTCTATCATCCAGAGATAGGAGATAGAGCTAATCCTCATGCTGAGTTTTCTGATGGTACACTTCAGATACTTAACAGTAACCTAAGACCACAATCTTATGTTAAAATAGAATCAATGTTCCCTGTTAGTTTATCAACTCTAGATTTTGATGCATCTAACACAGACATCAACTACTTCCAAGCTCAAGTAGTATTCAAATACCAAATTTTCCAATTACTAGATAAAGACTTCAAAGAAGTATGAACCTTGAAACAATTCAGTCAATGTGGGAAAAAGATTCTCATATTGATCCTGATGAATTACACACCGCTTCCTTAGTGGTTCCTACATTACATGCAAAATACTATCAACTCTTTAATGATCTAAGACTACTTAGATCTAAAGCAAAGAAGACATATCAAAAAGTATATCAAGAAAGATACTTATACTATTCTGGAAAGGCTGAACCAGAGGTATATGAAAAAGAACCATTTCCAAAGAAAGTTAGAGATAAAGACGCACTAATTAGATATATGGATGCTGATGATCGAGTGTCAGATGCAAATCTAAAAGTAGAATACTATGACGTAATGATAAATTATACGGAAAGTATTCTTAAACAGATATCGAATCGCACATATCAGATCAAGAACTCAATTGAATGGCATAAATTCCAAGCTGGATTTACATGACCCACTTAATTATTAAAAAGAAAAACGAAGTCTTTGTTACGATAGACTCGGAACAATATGTGTATCATGAACTTTCAGATCATTTTACATTTGAAGTTCCTGGCGCCAAGTTTATGCCACAGTATCGTAATAAGTATTGGGATGGTAAGATAAGACTTTATGATATGAGAAGAAATGAGATCTATGCTGGACTTGTAGATCGAGTGATATCATTCTGTAATCGTAAGGGATATACCTATGAGTTTGAAGGAAGTAAATTTTATGGTCTACCACTCGAAGAGAATGAGATGATATCGCCAGAAGGTGTAACTGATTATGTAAAAAGTATATCAAAACACAAACCCAGACCATATCAAATCATGGGTATTCATGATGCACTCAGACATAATCGTAAGTTATTACTATCACCAACTGCATCTGGTAAGTCATTAATGATATATGCTATCACAAGATATCATGTTGAACATGAACGTAGAATCCTAATTGTAGTGCCAACTACATCTCTTGTTGAACAGATGTATAAGGACTTTGAAGATTATGGTTGGGATGTTGAGAAATATTGTCATCGAGTCTATGCTGGAAGAGATAAGACCAGTAACTATGATGTTACAATCACCACATGGCAATCGATTTATAAATTGGATCGAAAGTATTTTAATGATTTTGATGTAGTCATAGGTGATGAAGCACATCTATTCAAGTCAAGATCTCTCGTCAGCATCATGTCAAAGTTGCATGATTGTAAATATCGATACGGTTTTACAGGAACACTTGATGGCACACAGACACACAAGTGGGTGTTAGAGGGATTGTTTGGCCCGACTTATAAGATTATTCGGACAGATGAACTAATGGAGAAAGGATATCTATCCAAATTAAATATCAAAGTTCTAACACTCAAACATCCAGCGAGAAAATTTGAAAACTATGAAGATGAAATACAATATCTAATCACACATACACAGAGAAATAACTTCATCAAGAATTTAGCTCTTGATCAAAAAGGCAATACATTAATATTGTATACAAGAGTTGAGACACATGGGTTGCCTCTCTTTGATCTCATAAATAGTAGTAAGGAAGAAAATAGAAAATGTTTCTTTGTTCACGGAGGAGTTGATACTGAGGATCGAGAACAAGTTCGCACAATCACAGAGAAAGAAGAAAATGCAATTATCATTGCCTCATACGGCACCTTCTCAACAGGAATTAACATTAAGAATCTTCATAACGTCATATTCGCATCACCAAACAAATCAAAAATCAGAAACTTACAAAGCATAGGTCGAGTTTTAAGAAAGGGTGACAATAAAATCAAGGCAACTTTATTTGATATTGCTGACGATATTACATACGGATCCTCTAAAAACTATACATTAAATCATATGATGGAGAGAGTTAAAATTTATAACGAAGAAAACTTTAACTATGAAATGCTCACTATACCTTTAAAAAAATGTCAGATAAATTTTTAGCAGTTATAAAATTAAAAACAAGCGAAGAAGTTCTTGCAAAAATTGATGTCGCTCCAGAGGGAGATGTATTATCTCTAGACTGCCCTGCAATGATCGGAGAATCATCATTCACTCGAAAGCCTGGTATAAGTATTGTTAAAATCGAACCTTGGATCAAAACTGGTAGAGAGAAAACATATATAGTGGAGATGAGTAACGTTATCACTATATGTGAGATATCTGATAAGGATGTAATTAAAGCCTACAACAACTTTGTAAAGGCATATTATGAATCTGAAAGTCCTTTTCAAAAATCAAAACCAAAGATGACCAAAGAAATGGGTTATATATCTAACGTTAAAGATGCTCGCAAGAGTCTTGAGAATATCTTTAAGAATAGCTAATCCTTTCCTTTGAACCCTTACAGAGTTATTGTAATACTTTTTTGGGGTATTGTCAAGCGTTGTAAAATAGTGTATAATATTATTATGAAAGATAAACATTATCAACACATTTCATGGCAAGAAAAAGATCGGAACACTATGTAAATAACAAAGAGTTCCTCGCCGCTATTGTAGAATACAAGGACAAAGTTGCCTTGGCTGCAGAGAGAGGCGAAGCGAAACCTCGTATTACCAATTATCTTGGTGAGTGTTTCTTAAAGATAGCAACTCATTTATCCTTTAAACCTAACTTTGTAAACTATATGTTTAAAGATGACATGGTGTGTGATGGTATTGAAAACTGCGTTCAATATATTAATAACTTTAATCCAGAGAAATCTAAGAATCCTTTTGCATACTTTACACAAATTATACATTATGCTTTTTTAAGAAGAATTCAAAAAGAAAAGAAACAGTTAGAAATTAAAACTAAAATTATTGAAAGATCTGGTTATGAAGAAGTCTTTACTGTTGATGGTGATATGACAGGCACCAGTTCTGATTATAATCAAATTAAAGACTCAGTGCAAACAAGGATGAATTATCAGTGAAGATTGCTATTATTACAGACCAACATTTTGGTGCGAGAAAAAATTCTAAATTATTTCATGATTACTTTTTAAAATTTTATGAAGATATATTCTTTCCTACTTTAATTAAAGAGGGCATCACAACCATAGTTGATATGGGTGATACTTTTGATAGTCGTAAGGGTGTAGATTTTGTATCACTAGAATGGGCAAAGAATCATTACTATGACAGATTAGCAGAACTGGGAATCACTGTTCATACGATTATAGGTAATCACACAGCATACTATAAGAATACAAATGATTTGACGGGCGTTGGTCTTTTTCTAAGAGAATATGATAATGTAAAAATATACCCAGAAG